AGGAGCTAGTATTATTGGGCAAGCTCTAATGTATTTAGCCCCACACTTTACAAAAATCAAAGTCCCATGTGTAGTTGGTAATCATGGTAGGATGACTAGGAAGCCTCCTATGAAAGATAAGTACATGGATTGGGATTATATGCTATATCAATGGGTTGCATCTTTCTGTAAGAACCAAGAGAACATAGAGTTCCATATTCCTAGAAGCTTTATGACTACATTCAAAGTGCATGATAAGGTAGTTCTTATTACTCACGGAGATTGTATATCAGGGGCTGGAAGTAGTGGAGCAATCCTAAACTCAATAACTAAACTACGAAGTGTTTTCCAATTCAGAAAGAACCTACAGCGTGAGATAGAAGGGGCTCTTGATGAAGATTTAGAGCAGGAGTTTGATAGCGTGATGATTGGACACTTCCATAGGATTGATGAACTAGACATAGGTACAGGTGAGTTACACATATGTGGAACCATGAAAGGTCCTGATGAGTTTGCTCTCCAACGACTACAAGCAGCCACTAAACCTAAACAAATAGTTACTTATTGGCACCCAAAGTATGGCTATGTAGGTAGAGATGTTATTTATTTGAACCGTTATGATTCAAGTAAACGAAAATTTATAGATAACATTCCTGAGAAATGGACGGATTTAGAGGGATAGGCAGTATAATAATGTATGACGTTATCTGCGAAACAAACCAAACTGTGGAATGAGTTCAGTAAAGGATTTAGAAAAGCGTGTTTAACCACATTAGCTAACCAAGTCTATGACCGAGCTCAACAACTTGTGCCTCAAGGAGATACAGGTAATCTAAAAAAGTCTGGGTCGGTGAGTATAAGTGATACAGGATTTTCAATAAATTATTCTGCCCCATATGCTAAACGATTACATGATGGGGAGCCTGAAGACGCTGGGGATTACATACAATTTCCGAAAGACCACATTAGGAGATATAAAAATCCAATAAAAACAGGTGCATATAAGGGAAGTTCTAACAGACCAGTTAGTTACCCAGAAGGTAGGAACTTTAGAAACCAACGAATCAGGAAATGGGATAAGGCTCCAAGAGGGTGGTATACTACAGATAAGGCTTTTGAAGGTAAGCCATGGATAACACAGGCGTATCAAGAAATTTTAACTTCTTTGACAAACAAAGAACGCAAATATTTAGAAGGTTTTGGATTTAATTTAGCAGCTATAATGCAACAAGATAAGTAAGGAGGCACCTAAAATGGTAGACGTAAGTAAAATAACACCCACACAAGAATATATAATAGCCCGACACTCTAAGATGGTCGGGAAAATATTAGATTTAGTAGAAGCATCACTTCCAGAAGGGAACCAATGTGATAAACTCAAAAAACTTTTACAAGTTCCTTTATATGATTTTCGTAATGAAATGATTCAATTAGACACAAAAGGTCTTCCAGAAACGGAATAATTAGTTTTATATTATAATACTAACTACTTTTAGTAGGATTTTCTGTTTTCCGTAGTATAATATACTAACGTTAAATATAACGTTATATTTTCATTCTAAAAAGGTCGGAGGTGGCTTAGACCAACCTTTTATGTCAATGAAATACAAACAAAAGACATAGGAGGTAAATACTATGGCAGATATCTCAGACAGACTTGAGAAGCAAATGGAGGGTACTAACCTTGCTCTTGCTGCTGTAGCCGAAGTCCTACAAAAAATGGACATAAGATTGGCTAAGGAAGAGGAAGAAGCAGAGGCTGAAGAGAACGAGAAAGAAATGGCAAAAGCCCAATCAGAACTCGTTAAATCAGTTGCCACTGAAGTTGTTGCTATGTTGAAAGCTGGTGAAGGTGACAGTTATGCTGGAGCTGACATTAGTGGAGACGAAAGAAAGGCAAAACCAACTGGTGGAACTCCTCAAAATTCTGATGATTCAGAATCCGCTGCTGCGATTTCTTCTAAAATAGAAGACCAGCAAAACACAATCCAAGCTGCCGACATGGGTAGTGACGATGATGACGACGACATGGAAAAAGGAATGCATGGCGACGACAAAGATGAGAAAGAGAAGGGAATGTACAAAGAGGACGATGATGACGATGCATCTGACGAACCTGTAGAAGAGAAGGGAATGGACGATGATGAGGACGAAATGGAAAAAATGCAGAAGCAGCTAGAAACTTTGAAAAAACAACTTGCTGACACAGAAGCTAATATTTCCAAAGCAGTCCAAAACGAATCTGAAGCAAGACTAAGAAAAATGGGATTCAGGGAAGAAACTGGATTGCAAGCTCCAAAAACAGTTAACGGATTGGGAGTAGATGGTTCTACACCTATTCAAAAATCTGCTGCTGTTGAAGACACACCAGCTCAATTAGCTGAACTTTCTTACTCAGAGCTCAGAAGAATGCAACACCAAATAGAAACTGGAAACACTGACGGTGTTCCTAGAGAACTATTAGGTTAATCAAAACAAACTATAGGAGATTATAAACATGGCAAACCCAAGTTTAAGTGAATATCTTGCACAGTCTCAAAGAGGTCTGTATCAGTCTGTATTCGGTCCAGAATACCTTCAGAAACAATCATACTTTACAGTAGACTCTGCTACAGGAATATTCAACACAACATATGGAAGAAAAGTTTGGCAAGCACTAAACAACCAAACTAGATTCTTCAACGCTATCCCAAGAGTAGTTTGGGGTAACACAGCTGGTTGGAGGGTAAGAACTGATAGAGGTTCTAGCCGTTCAAGACCAGTAACTGAAACTGGAAGTTTACCAACAGTTGACGTTTCCAACATAGAAACAATTTCTAGTTTACCTAGAATAGTTTCAACTACATTCGGTGCTTCAGTGAAATCAGTATTCACTGCACAACTAGAAGGTGGTGTTGGGGATGTTCTTGCGTTGGAAAACGAAAACGCTCAGTTAGACCACATCAAAGAAATGAACGAAGAGCTTCTAGCTGGTTCAGCTTACTTGACATCAGCTGGTTCATCAACATCATTCACAGTTCCAGCAGCAATTGCTAAGAACTTCAAGATTGGTGACTCAGTAGCTCAATACGACGTATCAGCTACAGGACACGACAGAACTTCTGGTTCAGTTGTTTCTGCTGTAAACACATCTACTGGTGCGGTTACAGTTGCTTCAGGTACTACATTCGCTGATGGTGACGTAGCTTACATTTACAACAGAGCAGGTTTAACATCTATCGATGATATTATTTCAGAAGATGGTGCTGCAGTTGGTGGTGGTGAAGCTAGAACAAGAGCTTATGACCTAACTTTAGCAGGCAGAACAGCAGGACAATGGAATGCTGGTGCTTCTGTTTCTTATAACTCAGGAACAGGAAGAGCTCTAAGTCTAAACTTACTAGACACTGCAATCCAAAAAATTAGAGAGAATGGTGGAGAACCAAAACTAATCCTTTTGGGACACGACCAATACTTTAACTTAGAAAGATTGCTAAACAGTAACCAAAGATACTTAGGACAAGAAGAGTACCAAGTTGGTGTAGGGTCTGAAAAGACTTTCCCCGGTACAAGAACTGGACTAGTATTGGCTACTTATCAAGGTATTCCAATTATCCCAGACGCTGACACACCTAAGTCTGTATCATCAGCTGATGCAGTTCTTGGTTCAAACGTTTACGTTTTGGATACTGATTACATTGAAATTGCTGTTGCTCAACCTACACAGTACGTTGAAAACAGAGATTACTTTGCAGCAAATGCACTAGTTGTTAGAGGATTACTCTACACTATGGCTGAGATGCGATGTAACAACATTTTTGTACAATCAAAAATAGCTGACCTAAACTCATAAAGTTTAGAGATGATACTTGTGGGGGGACTTCGGTCCCCCTGCTAATTTATAAACAACATTTTGTGAGGACTGATAAGTGCCCGACAAGGACACACAAGTGAATTTAGCGGTTTATATGGAACGATTAGATTCTTATATATCAAGTCAGAACGCCCTCAATGAAAATCTCTCTAAGAATTTAGAGAAGGTTGAAACTAAAGTCGATGATATATCTCAATGGCGTAACAAAATGTATGGAATGAAAAGTATCCTAGTAGCTATAGGGATACTAGTTGTACACACTTCCGCTGTTTTAGGTAGCTTTGTAGCTATCATAAATGTAAATAAATAGGAGATTTTATAAATGGCTAATGAAAGACATACGGATTATAGAGAGTGGGACATAGATAGTTCCACAAGAAGCTCGGTACATCCGGTTAACAGATATGTAGCAATCTCAAATGCTGCAAGTACTACCGCTGAAGACGTGTACTCTATCGTTGCAAATGGCGGAGAGAAAGCAGTCAACTTAGTAACAAATCCGGGAATCGAAGGCACAGACGTGTCAATATACACAGCAACAGGTTCTGCAATTGCAAGAGATACAGGGCAAGCTGCCGAAGGGTCTGCATCACTTTTAGTAAACCCTGCTAACTCAGCAGTGGGTGAAGGATTTTACTGGGAGTCCCCAAAGATTGCAAGAAGTGTAAACCCTCAACATATTACAGTTCAATGTGAACATAGAGGTGCTTCTGCTTCTGGGACAGTAGAAATTAACATTACAGATTCATCTGGTACAGAGTTAGCTTCTTCTGGAAGTTCTAGTTTGGATACTAGTTTTACAAGAATAACTACTTCCTATACAATACCAGCAAACACAGATGCGGCTTCATATAGATTATATGTAGTTACACAAGCTCAACACAACATCAACTTCTACATAGATAAAATTATGTTTGAGGTTAGAGAAGACACTACAGCGGTTTCAACTTATGTAGATGGTAACCAAACAAGTGCTGAGGGTAATCTTTATGAATGGACTGGAGCT